GACCTAATTTACAAGATGTTCTTAAAGCATTAGCTTGGCAAAAACAAAGCAAGCAATGGTTTGAGAAGGGTGGGCAGTTCATTCCTAATCCAGCGACCTATTTGAATCAACATCGCTGGGAAGATGAGCCGCCTGAAAGATTAACATTCTAGGAGTTTAGATGTTAAATGAACTTATGTGTTTATCAATGATCATGTTCGGTGAAGCAAGAGGTGAGCCAGATATTGGAAAAGTTGCAGTAGCTTATACTGCGATCAATAGAAAAGCTGATCCCAAATATCCTAAAAATATTTGTGCCGTTATGCAACAAGACAAGCAATATGAGTTTTTAAGCAAGATAGGTATGCCAGAGGAATATCAATATAAATATCTTGAGCCAATTGCATCTGCAATACTTCAAGGCAAAATTGATGATCCAACAAGAGGTGCAAAATGGTTTCATACCAGAAAGATTAAACCTTATTGGATTAAAGGCAAAGAAATTAAATTGGCTTTAGGAAATCACATTTTTTATTAACAAGACTAGGAAAAGATATGACAACACAAAATACAATGCCAAATTTGGAAACATGGGTGAAACAATTAAATGGGACACTTAATGTTTCCGAAGTGGCTAAAACAAATGGTGCTATGAAAGAATCGGATTTTGTAAAAGAATACAGAGTTTACTTAACCATAGAAGGTAAATGTTTAATGACATTGACCAATGGCAAATTTCCGCCTAAAAGAGCAATTCCTAATTTAAGATTAACATTTAACGAAACAACTAATCGTTTAATGAGCGCAACAGTTTTGTCTGGGGGTAAAGTATGAGCATCAACTCGCATTTAAAAGTTCACAAAGCTAATGCGATAAAACACAAAAAAGCTAAAGCTGGATTGGAAACTTTGGTGCATCCAAATTTACCTATGAAATCTTTAAAGCACAAACCTACAAAACATAAACCTACTAAAAAGAGAAAATAATATGGAAAATAAAATTTTAGGATATTTGCTAGAGGAAACAGATTATCAAGGAAATGTTGTTTGGAAAATTATGTCATGGACTGAACCTAAATTAGATTGGCTTAATGATTTAAAAACTAAAAAACATAATTTAACGATTACAGAACTTGTGGCTGGCAATATTAAACATATTGATGGAGTAAAAAAATATGATTCATCTAAATTTGTGGTGGGTTTATAAATTAATTGGCTTTTTGCTTTGGATTGTTATAGCATTAGTTTTGGGCATGGTTCTTTTTTATCTCATAGAGGATTCTTTAAATGACTAAATTAATTGAAGCCATTATTGATTTTCTTAAAATAGGTGGAATTATTGGTTTATTTATAGGAATTTATACTCTAATTGATTTATTATTTATAAGATGAATACATTTAGATATTTAGTTATAGATGATTTTGGCGATGCAATCAGAAAATTTATGACAAAGCATGAAGCCATGTTCTATGTTTTAAATAAACCACAGCATAAGATTAAAAAGCTTGATGTGCCAAAGATCAATGTATTTGATTTAATTAAGGATGAACCATTATTTTAAGGAACTAGAATGACACCACAAGACAAAATAGCATTTAAGCAAGTCATGGATACTATTTCAGCTTTATATCAAAAACCACAACTCGATATTGATACTTTAAGAATTTGGTTCAATAAGCTAGAAAAGTTTGAATTTCATGTAGTAACTAAAGCATTTGATAAATGGGTTGATAACAATAAATTCTTTCCCAGTATTTTTGACATTTTGCAACTCTGCCGGGAAAAGCCAATAGAGTTTGTTCAATTAAAAGCTCCCACATTAACAAAACAACAAAATCATCAGTATTCGCATGAGGTTCTTAAATTCATGGCTGAACAACAAACTAATAAACCAAAAGATATGAAAGCATGGGCAAAAAAAATTATGGCAAATCCTAAAAACTATCCAGCTATCTCTTTAAAATTTGCGAAGGAAGCTCTCAATGCAAATTAAATGGAAAAAAATTAGCGAATGGGCTATTGAATGTGGTCAAATCAATGTTACAAAAGCAAAAGTAATGGATACTGAAAAGTTTGTTGTTTGGAATCAAGGAAAGCTCGTTCAAATATATAAGACATCAAAGGAAGCTAAAGATCATGCAATTTCACTTATCGAAACAATCAATGCCAACGCTGATATTGGAATTAAATCGGTTACTAGAAAAAAATCAACTATTACTGATTACAATTAAATCAAATGATGCGCGTTCTAAAGATCAAAACAAGCGGCTTTGGGGTTATCTTTATAAGTCTGTCGGTGATTTTCTTGGGTATTCAAGTATGGAAATACATTATTTGTGCGGTGCTATGTTTCTTACATCCGATATAACCATTCATGGTAAAACTATTCAACACACTAAAAGCACAACTGATTTGACTGTTTCTGAAATGGCAGACTATATGACGCAAATTGAAGCGTATTTTGCACAATTTGGATGGTCTGGCGAATGATCACAATTCCATTAGATCAAAATATAATTTATTACTGTCGTGGTTTATTAAAAAATAATAATTTTGGTCAGCGTGGCATAGCTGATGGAAACCAATCCGAACAGTTGCGAGGTATAGTTGGTCAATGCATGGTTATGGATTTGCTTGGTTTAGCATTAATGGAAACTGATGGATTTGATAAAGGCATTGATTTTACATTTAATGGCAAAACTTATGATGTTAAAACAATGGGCAGAACTGTTGATCCGGAAGATTATTATGTAAACAATCTTATTGGGCATCAAATAAATTATAAAGTTGATCGTTATATATTTTGCAGTTTAAACAAAATTAAGATGAATTTAACGATATGCGGATGGATTGATAAAGATAAATTTGCAGAAAAAGCAAATTTTTATCCATTAGGAATGGAAAGAACACGCTCTGACGGCACTTCTTTTAAAACTAAAGCTGATCTATATGAAATTCCTAATAATCTTTTAAATCAAATTAATTCAATTAATGATCTAATTACACTATGACTAAAGACGAAAGAAAGCATTATGACAAACTGGTTCAGATTGGGTGCATTGTTTGTAGGAATCTTGGCTTTGGTTATTCAGCTCCACATATTCATCACATTAGGCATGGGGCTGGATTGGCTATGCGTAGCCATTGGAGTATGGCTATCCCTTTATGTCCAAATCATCATCAAAATGGTGGTTATGGAGTGGCACTTCATTCAGGGCAAAAGACATTTGAAGCAAAATATGGCTCGGAAGTAGATTTATTGCAACAAACTTTAGACTTGCTAAATAAGAAAGGATAAGTATGGTAGAATTTATGATAATTGCCATTTGCATTTTTATGGCTTTACAGGCTTTTAAATAAGGATCAAATATGGACAAAAAGGTATATTCAATTAAAGAAGCTAAACAGGATTTAGGCACAAAGCCAACGATTGGTGAATTTTGCTTAACTATGCTTCATCAAGGCACTAATTCACACATTATTCATTTACAAACTAAATCCAGAACTGAACACAAAATCTTGCAAAAGTTTTATCGCAGAGTTGTGGAAAAAGCAGACGATATTATCGAAATGTGGCAAGGCGTAAATGCTCCACAAATTATTGAATATCCTGATAAATGGATTCCGCCTTTAAAAAATGGTTTAGATGACATTATGCGATTCAGAAAATACATGGAAGATAATCGAGATGTATTAGGTGATGATTCTGGATTACAAAACCAAATGGATGACATGATGGAATTAATTAATGCTATTGTTTATAAAGAATCACGATTTGTGGAAAAGAAAGGTCTATAATGCAAGATAAAACATTAAAAGAAGCAGTCCAATACATTGCTAATGTATATAAATCTGTAGAACAAGAAGCTAAATCTTGGAAATTTAACCAAAGTGATATTGATTTTGAATTAAAGAAAACCAATCCAATGACAGTTGAATATGGTATTTTAATGATGATCAAACAAAGCGTAGATGCCAAGAACGCCACAAAGCACTAAATGTCGTGAATTAGGATGCATGAATCCTAAAACTAATAGATCAACATTTTGTGAACAACATGGTGGCGGCGCAACTGAAAAGATTAAGCAAAATAGTAAGCTATATTCAACATCCTATTGGAAACAAGTTAGATCACAACAATTAAGTGCCAAACCATTATGTGCTTGTTGTTTGTTAGAAGGTAAAGTAGTTCAAGCAACAGTTGTGGATCATATATTTCCACATAAACAAGATTCGGATAAATTTAAAGTGAATAATTTTCAAAGTTTATGCCCATCTTGTCATACAAATAAAACATTAGAAGAAAATAATGGAAAATATCTTTATTACTCACCTAATGGAATAATTACTTATACCGAAGCAGACTATGGCAAAACTATTGACCAAACAGAATTTACGAAAGATTTATAAATTATTTTGCACTTTACCGCCATTCAATGAATACAAAATGCCACAACCACAAAAAGTCCAATTCGGAATCATTGATACTAATGATGTATTGGGTTATTTTCATTCTGAACCTTACAGGATTGAAATTGATGTAGCTAATGACAGTTGGCTGAAACTATCGGAAACTATGTTGCATGAAATGGTGCATTTATGTAGATGTCATAATAATCACAATGACTTTACAGAGCATAATGCCAAATTTGACATATATGCAAAAAGGATTTGTTCGTTATATAATTTTAATTTAGAGGAGTTTTAAATGAAGGAAAAATTAAAGCAATTAGGCGATTTTTTATTAGAAGTTGCATTATTTGGTTTTAGAGTATTTTTATCTGTTTCATTTGCACTTGTTAATGAATTAGTTGTTGTTTTAACCAAATTAGACACATTAATCAATAAAGAGATTACAAAAGTTGATGCTCAAGTTGCAAAGCCAGTTCAAGCAACACCAGTTTCAACAGGATTGACAATCAATTGAATTGGTTAATACAAATTGCTCCAACTATTGCATCAGCTTTAGGTGGACCATTGGCTGGAATTGCCGTAACTGCATTATGCAAGGCAATGAATTTGAATGAACATGAAGTTCAAGGCATTATTCAAACTGGAAAATTGACATCAGATCAAATTGAGCAAATTAAATTGGCTGAAATTGAATTAAAACGCCAACAACAAGAATTAGGTCTTGATTTTGAAAAATTAGCAGTTGCGGATAGTGTTTCTGCTCGAAATATGGAAATTGTTACAAAATCTCATATTCCGGCAATTTTGGCATCAATTACAACAATTGGATTTTTTGGTATTTTAATTTTATTGTTTTTTAATAAAGTTGATCCAGCTAATAATGCTTTGATGATTATGTTAGGTTCATTAGGAACTGCATGGACTGGCGTTATATCGTTTTATTTTGGTTCATCACATGGCAGTCAAATGAAAGATCAAATGCTTTATCATTCAACACCGGTAAATCCAAATGAACAAATAGGATAAAAATGCAAATATCACAACATTTTACATTAGAAGAATTAACATTCAGCGAAATTGCACTACGAAACAATATTGATAACACACCAGACAATATCATTATTGGAAATTTAACTCGTTTGGCTAATTTGCTTGAACAAGTTAGAACATTAATTGCAAAACCAATTCATATTAATTCAGCATATCGTAGTTTAGTTGTAAATAAATTAGTCGGTGGACAATCTAATTCGCAACATTGTTTAGGTTGTGCCGCAGATATTCGTATTGATGGAATGACACCAGATCAAATTATTAAAGTCATAATGGATAGCAATATTCAATATGATCAAATCATTCGTGAGTTTGATTCATGGGTTCACATATCAATACCTAATGGCGAAGGTTATGTGCCAAGACACAATGCTTACATCATTGACAAGAATGGAACAAGACCTTATCTCGCATAATGCGAAAACTTTTACTAGGACAAGACATGAACCGAACCGACATCTTGCGTAATGCAACTGAAATCATAAACCATGATAGGCAATCCACACATGGCGAACCAGAAGATAGCTTTGCTAACATTGCTAACTTATGGTCAGCTTATCTTGATAAAACAATCAGCACTCAACAAGTTGCAATAATGATGATCTTGTTGAAAGTTGCACGAACAAAGAATGGCAACAACCACATGGATAACTTCATTGACATCGCTGGATACTCTGCGTTGGCTGGTGAGAT